CAATGCTAGTAACTCAAGTTAAAAATATGACAGATGCATTTGGTTATTTAGGTGAGAATAAAGCAGCACTTAAAGTCTTAGGAGGTTTAATGGTAGCTGGAGCTATCTTTGGAGTTGCACCTGGCGGTATGAAAAGGAAAGGTAAAGCAGTACTTGGAATGGGACTAATCGGTATGGGTATTGGTGCATTCTTTGGGGGATTAGCTACAGGTGATGCTGGTATGGCATGGATGAACAGTGATGGTAGTAACCTTAAAGCTATTATGATTAATATAGCTGAGGGTCTTTCCGCATTTACTGGAGGACAATTAGCAGGTTTATTTGCTGTTGGAGGCATATTTGCTGCAGTTAGTGCATCAAAAGTAGGTTTGATTGCAGCTGCAAAGGCTACAGTTGGACTAGGCCTAGCTGGATTAGGTATTGGTGCATTCATTAGTGGTATAGCCGTAGGTGGTAAGATTGCAAGTTGGGTAGGAGCTGATGGAACTAGTTTAAAAGATATATTAACTAATATGGCTGGTGGACTTAGTGCATTCAATAAGATTAATTCCGAAAATCTTATGAGTGCTGCATATGCAATTGGTTTATTAGGACCAGCGATGTTATCCCTTTTAACAGGTAAAACAGTCACTGCAGCTGCAAATTTTGTAGGGGATGTGTGGGATGCGATATGGAATAAAGATGCGGGTGCTCCAGATCAAATAGACCGTATGGTTACATCAATAATGAAATTAGAACCACTTGGTGGTCCTAAAATGACTCAAGCAGCTGTAACTATGGATAGTTTAAGTAAATCTGTCTCTTCATGGGGTATGTTAGATAGCCATAAGATTAGTGAGAATGCAAAAGCAGCTGTAGCACAATTTGAAGTTCTGGAAAAAGTCTTAGTAGGTGGTGAAATTACACAATTAAAATTAGAGCCCACCGTAACTTTCAAGGGTATACTCAATATGGATGGTGTAGAAGATGCGGTGGCAGCATTTACTGACTTAGCACAGAATAGTTTAGTATTTATTCCTAACACTGGTGCACAGTTAACAGCTGCTGGTAATCCTGTAGGAGCTCAACAACAACCTGCTCATACAGTTGGAATGGTCGATGCTCGATCCACTATGGAGAACAAAACCCTAAATAATTCTATTACAAATGTCGAGGCAACTGATACTAAAACACTGAACAGTGTTTATAACCACTACTTCAAAGCAGGACCTGGTGGCCAATAATAAAAGGGATGTGCTCCTTTTCTCAGACACTCAATTTATATATACGTTTTGAATTCCTAAGAAAAAGGGGTTCGGATTTACGGTACCGAACCCCTTTAAAGGTTTAGAATTGACTACGATAGAGTATACTAAACCAACACTTTATGATTCGTTTGCTAACTTAGCAAAGTAACTTAAAGTATCATCCTCTTCAGAAGAAGATTCAGGCTGTACTTCAGGTGTTGAAGCCATAGCCACACTAGGTGCTACCGCTGGTGCAACTGCTTCTGCTGAAACCCCAGCATCAACTCCAAGAACCCTATTCAATTTAGCTTTAAGCTCATTATATGATTTGTAGTTCTCAGGTGAAGTAAACTCTGACAAAGAGTATATTTTTGAATATATCTCCTCAAGAGCAGCATCATCACCATCAGCTAAAGAGCTTACTGGTGAAAATTCTGATGCATCATAGTTTGTCCAACCATCAACCTTTCGGATTTTAATCCTAAAGTCTGCACCTTCCCAGAAATCAAACGGATTAACCGGTGTTTCATCTGAAAATGCTGGTTGCATTGCATCCATGATTTTGTCAAAGATTCTTTTTCCATATCTGTAAAGGAAAGTTCTTCCCTCAGCAGCTGGATTAGCAGAGTCAGATACCACTAGGATATTTGACACATAGTGTAATCTACGTTTACGTTCACGAGCTGTTGCTTTATCCTCTTCACGACCAGAATTCCATAACAAGGTATTCATTTCTGATACCGGGTCAGGTTGGTTGATTGTAGTTAAAGAATTCTCGATATACCAAAGACCAGTTTGGCCTTTAAAGCCATGATCCCAGTAGCGAACCCAAGGTAGATCCTCACCCTCTTTAGCAGGAAGGAATCGCACAACTGCGTATCCATTACCGGCTTTATCTTGGGTGGGTTTCCAGAAACGTTCATCCACATAGGATTTGGTCTCTGATTTTGTTGAGACAGCTTCTGCTGCCTTCACGAGATTGTCGATAGACGAGCCTCGCGCGCTCTTTAAATTTGCAAATGACATTTTATATTTCCTCGTATTGCATTGTATTTTCTGAATTATCCACTTTTCCCATAATATAGAGTATATTATACCACACTTCTATGGTTTTGTAAACCTTTTTTTGATAATATTTTTACATTTATCTTTATTGAAGTTTACAAATGGACTATACTTGCTGATCTTTCTAGAAGTATCTGGCCAAAACAGAGTTTCGGTTATCTTACTTCCTTCCTTTTCCATAAAGTTAGTCAAATGATCGAGGATGACCACCGTTTCCAGTGTTACATCTTCCTCCATCCATCTTCGAATAATCTCTGGAGGCGTGTTTATATTGTTCGCCACCAAAAGACTATCAAATTCTTTATTATTACTAAGAGTATTTATATCTTTTTCAAACACACGATGAATTGATTCGTGTACTTTTTTGTATTTAACATAGTATGTTTTAGCTGGAAGATCCATCATATCTCCCACATATTTTATATCATTAATAAATTGTGATACATAAAATTCTTTTAGATCCTTTGAATATCTCTTTGCAAGTTTTGCAAAGTAATATTTATCTTTTCTCTTAAAGAAGCTACTATGATTAACTGTAGTATGATAATTATATTTAATAGCATCATATGTATCCTTCTCAAAATGAAGTTTCAGAGCATTATACAATTTATAGCTGTCAAACGGATCCATCAGTATAAGTTACTCCCATGCCATAATGTGGCAAAAAATAAATATAATGTTCCTAGTATAAAAAGGTTATTTCTTATAAAAAGATCTTTTCTTAATATAAGTCCTGCTACTAAAGCAGTTATAACAACTGTTATATCAAAATAGAACATTGCGATTTGATCAAAGGTCATACTGGTAAACTATTCTTTTTTTTAACTTTGACTAAATTTAACCCTTGGGCTTCTTGAGTGAGTTTTTCTTTTAATGCAGGAGAAATGAGTTTCTTTACATTCATATAATCCATTCCTCTTTCTTCTATGACATATGTCATTGCATCTAAGTAACTCATTTTCTTTTGAGAAACCAATACCTCTACGGCCTTGGTAAATCTCTTTTTGGTCATTATTTTATGTTCTAATTCTGGAATCATTCTGCTCGCAATAATATAGTATCTTTGTTTATTCTTCCTGTGGGTTTACTAATTTTAGTAGTTAAGGATTTCCACACATTATTGATTTGTTTTTCGGTCTTCTTAAGAATCTGAGGTAGAATTTCTTCTGGTTTTCTCAGGGTTGCAGTTTGACCATCATCCCATTTTTTCAGGGTTGATCCTTTAACTTCAAATCCACCTAGGGAATCGGATTTAAATTCTGTAAGTTTTCTTGTTTTAATATTGTACATCCATAATACTTTTGCTTTCGGCAAAAGAGAAGGATTAATAGAATGAAGTTTAGAATCTGCATTCTCTTTACAATATTTTAAATTCTTTACTTGATCTGTAGAGCTATATACTTTCTTTGCTCTAGTAGTAGTTCTTTTAGCTTTTTGAGCTTCTTTAAATCGATCTAGATCTTCAAAAATCCCATCCATAAGATCGATCATTTTTCTTTTATCACCTTTTGCAATATGGGAATAAGCTTCTACACAGTAGTCATCTGTCTTATCATAAGCAGCTTTAATCGCATTATATTCTAATAATACTACATCACGAAATATATTAATTGCAGATCCTTTTAATCCATGTAGTTGCAATAAACTGTATGCAGGAAATTTAACCTTTTTCTTATCAAATTCACCATCCATCCATAGATCAACCACCATCTCTTCCCAATCAACTGCTATAGTTTTAAATACCTTTCGGCGCATTCTTTCATGCGGACTTATGACAGGGGTTTTATCTTTCTTCTTCTCATCATCTACTGCTTTAAGTTTACTTCCTTCTTTAAGAAATTTGCTAAACTCTGCATTAGTACGTTCTATCCATTCATTTGGATATATCCAACCTCTATAAAAGAGACGACAGTAGGATCCTACTTGGCCACCTAATTTCCATGGCGGTAATTTTTTTAATGCTTTTATGTCTTTTGGCTTATATCCTAATTCTTCTTTAGCATATTTAAGGACAATAGGAATGTGATCCTTTGATTTGAAAAAATAATTATACCAATGTGATCCTTTAGACCATTCTACATTTCTATCCCTGTCATCCAGTGGAGGACAAGGATTTCCTTCATCCCACATGGGTTCTGGTCCCATAAACCTTTCATCTATTGATCTTCTATCTCTTGCCATTTTTATAAACTCAATACAAATAATATTATGATTATTAATAAAATTAATATTATCTTAATTAATTTCCAAACCAGTTTGATCATAATATTCTCTAATAATTAAAATGCTGATCCCCCCTTGATAAGGAGTTAGGGTAGGTGGGATCAGCCAAAACGCCAGCGGTCTTCCAAGACTCTACCGCGTTTTATTTACCCCGCTTTCCATCTTCTATAACGGTCGAGTAGACTTTTACCTACATCTTTACTACCTATATAAACTGTCTTCTTAGTAGATATTATTTCTCTTACAATAAGTCCGTTATTATAATTAGTATCTATTACTCGACCATCTCTCTTTCCATTTTCTTGAGGACGATCATACCACATATTGATATTATCAGAATTAAAAGTATGCAAGGAACAAACACGTTTACCCCAGGCTTCAGCTTCAGTTCTTTCTCTTTGTTTTTCTACTTCTGCTCTATACTGAGTCATCGTCTTCTCCGCGTGCTACGCGCTCGTTCGCGATCAGTTGATTTAATTTTCGTAACCAGATAGCTTTCATTTCAGAATTTTTAGCTTTCTTCATTGCTTCTTTAACAGCAATAACTCTTCTTTCAAATAAAGTCATGCTGCTACCTCACCAACATCTTCTAGATTAAATTTTTCCATAATAATATACTCCCTCAAAAATATCTCTCGTAAAATCTCTGTTAAGCTTTTTTGAGATATGCTTAACAAATCTATAAGGATTTATAAGATAAAATAAGAAGTCAAGTAGTGATACACTAACTCCAAATGATTCAAATTTTGCGATAAACATTTTAATAATCTCCATCTGCAAATTTGTTTGCGTTATATGCGTCCATTATTGAACTATCTTCTAGAAACTTAGCAATATTTTTATCGGAATAATACATGTTTTCTGGTCGATTAAAGTCTAGATTACCGGACTTAAGATACCAGTTGACCTTTCTTAGGTCTGCAGCGATCTTACGCTCTTCTTTTTTACGAGCCTTTTCAGCAGCTTTAATCTCTGCTTTACGCTTGTCTAATTTGACTATTGATTCTTGGAATTCTAATTCCTCAACAGTTGTGCCAAGCTTTTTTGCCTTAACTTTTAAGGCCGCTTGTCTAATTAATTCGATTCTTGTCATACTAATTCCTCAATTATACACTTTTATGTACATATAAATGTAAACATTATACACTTTTATGTACATATAAATGTAAAAAGTTACGATTTGTTACGGTTATATTCATTTCATGAATGTATTGTGCTGGTCTTCACGCTTACGTTCTTCATATTCGTCCCACGGAGAATCTTCAAGATTCTCCGCCTCCGCCTCAATGACGTTAGCATCCACCTTAGTATAAAGATCAAGAAAAGCGATTTTAGTATCATCATCAAATCGAGCAATACATAATTCGATTGACTTCATTATGTTTTTAAAGATAGAATGGGTTTGAACAATGTGACATAAACGCCGGGTCGAAATAACTTCATCTACACCCTCATCATAAAAGGTCTTTCGAATAATATCGGCCCAGGCCACAAGATTTTCTGCAAAGGGTTTGTCAACGAGTTCAAACTTTTGCATGTGTTTTAACACGATTTTCTTTTCAAT